GGAACATTTAGGTAAGATGAGTAATAAATCCATAGCCACCTTAGGTATTATGTTGGCTGGTGGTGCTTTCTTAGGAATGGCCGGTGGAGTTGGTAAGAGTGCTAAAGCTGCAGTTGGTATGACTGCGATGGGTGCAGGTATCGGCGGATTCATGTCAGGTATTGCTGCAGCAGGTGATCTTACAGGATTTAAGGGTGAAGTCTTTGCAAAACAAGCTAAATCTTTAGCTAGTGCATTAGAAGAACTTGGTACTTTAAGTACTGGATCGTTAGCTACTTTAGGTTTAATAGCTGTGGCTGGAGCAGGTCTAGGGTATAAAAGCTTAACTGGTGCTATTGCCGCCGCAGCTGGTGCATCACTGGCTGGTGCTGCTATTGGTGGTTTTATGACCGGTCTTGTTGGTGTTGCAGATGTAACAGGAACTATAGGTACAACATTCAAAGACCAAGCAGCTAATACTGTTACTGCATTAAAATCTTTAGAAACTCTTGATGAAAAGACATTAGTAACCTTAGGAGTCATTGCTGCTGGCGGTGCTATTATAGCTAACAAAGGTGCATTTACTGGATTGGTAGGTATTGGACTAGCTGCTAAAGCCGCATTAGGTTCAACTGCTGCTGGAGCTGCTATTGGTGGTTTCATGGTTGGTATGGCTGCTCCTGCTGGAATAACAAAGATTGAAGGCGATGCATTTAAAAATAACGCTATTAATACAGTAGCAGGAATTAAAGCTTTAGAAACTCTCGATGAAAAGACACTAATAACATTAGGTGTTATCGCTGCAGGTGGTGCTTTAATTGCAAAGAAAGGCGGTGTAGGAACTGCTCTTTTAGCAATGACTGGAGCATCAGTAGCTGGTGCGTCCATCGGTGGTTTCATGGTTGGTATGGCTGCCCCAGCCGCATTAACAAGAATTAGTGGTACAACATTTAAAGATAATGCTCTTAATACAGTTGAAGCATTAAAAGCATTAGAAACTCTTAACACAGGAACATTAGTTACATTAGGTTTGCTAGCTGGTGCTGGTGCTGCTATGATGACAGGCGGCAAAGGAAAGGTTGCTATTGCAACTGCAGGAAAAGCAGCAGCCGGTGCATCAATAATGGGTGGTGCTATTGGTGGCTTTATGGTTGGTATGACCGGTGCAGCTAAGCTTGGTTCTATGGCTGGCATTGATGGTGCATCATTTAAAAATCAAGCTAAGAATATTGCAGAAGGTTTAGGTGCATTTACTGGTCCACAACAAACAGCTTTGGCAGCAATGATTATTGCAAGTGGGGCAATAGGTCCAGCTGTTGCATTAACAGCTGCTGCTACTATGACAGCAATGGGTGCTGGTATTGGTGGTTTCTTTGCTGGCTTAGCTGGTGTTACTGGTATAGCGAGTTTCTTAGGTGCTGATGGTGCTGCTTTAGGCGGGATGCTGACTCATATGGGCAGTGGTTTATCATCATTTAATGAGGTTGAAGGTAGTAATCTTCAAAGTGTTGGTCTTGGTATAGGTGCATTAGCCCTTGGTATAGGCGCATTAGGAACTGCATTATTTGGAACTGGAACAGCTGATACTATAGGTGATGCTGTAAATGGTGTAAAAAATGTATTTAATTGGGAATGGTTGTCTGGTAAAAAAGATAAAGATACTACCACATCTGGAATAGATGATTTAATTACTTCTATTATAGAACCTATGAAAAAATTGGGTTCAATTGATGCGGCAGTATATAATAAAGCTGAAGCTGGAATTACCGCGGTTGTTGGAGCTCTTAATGCATACAATGGTTTAAAAATTCAAACTACACCTAAATTTGCTGACTTAGCTACTGATTTTGCATGGGGTGCACAGGCTATAGATGCTGCTATGAATGGTGGAACATTTACATTAGGAAAAAATATAGAAATCGGCACTGGCCTAAAAGATATAACAAAATTCCAATTCGATAATGTTTCAGATGGAATTAATGCATTGCAAAGGGCAATGTTTGTTTCTGGTGGTACTTCAGGTAGTAATGGTAGTGCTGCTACTGTTAATAATAACTACAACTCAAGTAGTACCCAAATAGTGATTCAGCAAGAGAAGGTACTTTGGTCAGGTAAACCTGGTGGTGGAATTGGTGGTGGACCTGCTTATTAAAAACCCGCCTTTCGACGGGTTCATAGATTAAGCTTCTGCCGCTAACTTAGCGAAATAACTCATAGTGTCATCATTGTCTGAATCCACTCTAGCTATTGGATCAGCTGCTACTGCAACTGGATCTGAAATAGAAGGCTCATCTTTAAACGGAGAATCATCAACTGATTCTGCCATTGCTGATTTCTCCTGAGAAGTTCCAGCATCCTCACCTAAAACTCTAGTCAACTTAAGGTTAAGCTCACTGTAAGATTTAAATGTTGAAGGATCAGTAAACTCTTTAACAGAATACTGTTTGTTGTATATTTCTTCCAATACAGAATCATCTGCATTCAAAGCTTCAGGACTACCAAATTCAGAACGATCATAATTACGGAATCCCGCAACTTGAGCAATCTTCATTTTAAAGTTAGCACCTTTCCACATATCAAATGGATTAACAGCAGTTTCATCTTCATACTGAGGTTGCATGCTATTCATAACCTTTTCAAAGATTTTAGCACCATAAGTATATAAGAATACCTTGCCGTTATTTTCAGGATTTTCAGGATCTGAAACAACACAAATATTTGACACATAATGTAAGCGACGCTTACGTTTCCGTGCAGTATCTTTATCTGCTTCTATACCTGTATTCCAAAGTTTAGAATTCATCTCCGACACAGGGTCATCTTTCTGAATAGTAGTCAGTGATTTCTCAACATACCATTGTCCAGTTGGTCCTTGGAAGAAGTGGTCCCAGTATTTAGCCCAAGGTAAGTCATCACCTTCGACTGTAGGTAAGAACCTAATAACGGCATAACCGTTACCTGCTTTATCTACTGATGGTTTCCACATACGATCGTCGCCGTATGATTTCTTTTCTGAGGTGCTTGAAGCCGCAGCTTGTAAATTGCTATCTATCGCACCGGCTTTGTTTTTTAAGTCTTGAAATGACATATTGTATCTCCTTTAAAAATTTATATTAATTTATATTTTTTTGTATCATTAATTAAAGACATCTAATACAATCTTTCTCATTTTACTATCATCGATCTTTAAGAAAGGTTGATATTTAGTTATCTTGTTATACAAGTCAGGCCACATAATTGTTTCCGTGATTTGTTTGTTGATTGACTCAATAAAACCTGTCAACCTGTTTATTATACACACTGTCTCTAAAGACACCGTGTCTTCCAAATAATGATGAATGATTTTTGGATATGTTTCTTCTATCTCCAAAAGTGAATCAAACCCATCATCTGAAATTTCTTCTAATTCGTTTTTAAACAAATATGATATACTATCTATACGCTTTAAAAAGCTGGTATATGTATCTTCATCTCTTATCATATCACCGGTAAATTTATTACCAGCTAGTTGATGTGATGCAAAATACATTATAATATCATCTTTGCTTTTAAATCTTTTTCCTATTTTTGTTAACTGAAATTTGTCTGGTCTTTTCCAATATGTTTTTTCAGTTACGTTAGTTTTAAAATTATACTTCCAGCAATCGTAAGACCTGTTAAAATGTAAGTTGACTGCGTGATGTAAAATAAATGCTTCATATCCTGTCATTCTCATTGAGGTAATACATATGTTGGATTACCACCTTGTAATAAATTAAGTTGCCTAGCTTCAAATTCTACATGCTCAACTATTTCTTTTGAGATTAATTTTTTGCTATCCCTCAAATCAATTTCATTCTTTTCGCATACACTTATAACCGCTTCCATATAAGGACAACCTTTGTGTGTTCTGACATATGTTTCAACTAATCTTGAAAATGTCTTTTTATTAAGATCTTCAGTCATATGCTACTTCAATAATTTCTTCCATTTTTGGTAAATCATCATTGATTTTCCTATCACCATTTTCATCATATGCTGGTGCTAGTGTTTCATGATATAATCTAATTTCTTCATCTTCACCATAAAAATCAAAGGGGTACATACCATCACGTAAGTATTGATTCAGCCCTCTCATATAAGCTTGGACTGAAGTTATCTTAGCTATGGCACCACGTTCATTTCGATGAACTGCCTTCTTTAGAACACTAACCTTGTCTTTCTGGGCCTTAATATAACGCTTTATGTTAACTACAGATAGACCATTGTCATCATCCAATGCAAGCACATTTTCAGCTATATTTTTATATGCTGCAGGCTTTTTAGCTGCTCTAGCTTTTGCTAGATTAGCTGCAGCTGCTACTTTTGCTTCTTCACTCATCTTACGTTTTGCCATGATGTAGTTCCTTTTTTATTTAATATAGTTATATTATACCATAAAAACTAGCTAAAGTAAACAGCTGCATTAAAATATTATGCTTTAAATTCAGCAGCTTCTTCTGAACCACCTGTTGCGGTGCCCTTTGTATATGAATGAGCTCCCATACCTGCTAACTCTCCAGCTTGTACAATAAGATACTCATCTCTGATAGGTTCTTCTGCAAAGAAACATTCTAAT